GGAACAACTAAAAGTATCTTTTTTCTTTTTTCTGCATAGTATCTGACTACAGCATAGATCATTAATGACTTACCTGAAGCAGTAGGTGAGATTAAAAGTTTACGATTGTAACGAAGAGCATCATAAACTGCATCTATCTGATAATTTCTTGGTTTATAGTTTGTAATTTTTGACATATATTCTTTCACACCTTCACGACTTATAATTTCATTCTCTTCAAAAGGTGCACCATAAAATTGATTATTCTCAAACTCTAAACTATATTCCGACTTTCTCGCCCAATTTACAATCTTATCTACAAGACCACCATATATCTCACCAGTAGCTGGAGAGTATAAACGAATTTTACCATCCCAATACTTACTACGGTATTGTGGCATGAACTTTGCACCAGGCACATCAAATGTAAAAAGATCTGATAACTCCTGATTGATATGTGGTTCTGCTGTAACAGTCACATATACTTCATTCTTCTTTTTGATGATAATGTCAGTCACTGTAACCTCGAATAAACTTTTGCCACTCAATGGCATTTTTTATTTGATAAGTTCTGTTCGTAATATTCTTAAGAATACTATCCAAATAATTTAGCATTACTTGAAAGTAATCCAATTTACTTTGAATTTTAATCAAGTCATTATCAGAACCAAGATATAAATCCATATCCTGTCTTATGACTTTATGATCAAAAGGTTTATCTATGTATATCTCTGGATCTGCTTTTCCAGTATAGTATAACCACTTTTCTTTTTTTGTTTGTTTTAATTTAATTTCTTCTACTTTTTTAAGAAGAGTTAAATTATTATAAATTTTATAATATTTCGCATGTAAGGATGGAATCTTTGTAGATTCTACATGTAATTCATCTTGGTCTAGTTTTGAATCCTCATCCCACAGTGCTTGAATTTCATCAAGATTCATAAATTAAGTCATAACTTCTATATTGTATATAGAGTACTTAAAAGTAGCTGTGGCCACAACGTAATTGATATCTCCTGCAGTTGCATCAAAGTCAATAGTTGAGAGTGAAACTGGAAAAACATCTTTAAAATGAACCTTGGAAATTTCATTAAAGTTGCTATTGTAGATAATTAAAGTTCCATCTGAATATTCATTTAAAGCATTTTTTGCACCTGCATCTGGTGTATATTCGTCTCCTCTTTTTAAATCAATAAATTGTTGAATACTTTCTGGAAAACCAAGTCCCTTCAACCAATTATGAACTTGCATATAATTTTCTAAATTCTCATCTACAAAAAAGTTTAGAGCAAAATCCTCATAGGTTAACTTATCACCTGCAACAGGAATATTTTTTAAATAAGTAGGTTGCTCTGCAAACCCAAGATTAATACCTGGTATGTTTGCTGAGTTAGAAAAGAAATCTGCTTTTGGTGCTTTTGTAATTACAAATTTAAAACCGACTGGAGATAGATAGTTTCTATTATCCAGTTGATTATTCCACGGTTCGTTTCTCATTTTTTCTTAACGCAGTTTGGATACCTTTTTCCGAACATTGTTTTCATACCTTTTTTCTCATAACCTGCCCAACACTTTTCTTGAAACTGTTGAAATGTTACTTGTTCTGACTTTACTTTTTCTTTTTCTTTCTTAGGTTCTTCTTTTTTTCTGCTCAGTGCTTTTGATGCAAGTGCTGCTGTTCCAAGAATTGCTGCACCACCTAAGATTGATTTACCTATAGTAGATGAAGCTGCTTTACCTGCAGCGTCAATAGCACCTGAAACTGTACCAGGTAATGAACTTGCTGCTCCTTTTACTGCATCAAGTGTTGATCCTACTTTTTTTATCGCTCCACTAGTTGCTTTGATTGGTTTGTTTATAGTCTCTGCAGTTTTATTCATCTTGTTTAGAAGAGGTGCTTCTAATTTACCAGGTTTTAGTTTTCCAGATCTTACATTTGGATTATTGGATGACTCTGGTGGGGGAACAATCTTTTGAAAAATATTTTGAACAGGATTGCCAGTATCTTTGAGTGGGACTTTAGGTGTTACTTCGTTTCTTTTTAAACGAAGTTTTGTAGCATTTGTATTTCTATTTTCATCTACAAACTCTTCAGTTCTATTCTTAGCGTTTGAATGATGTGATGAATCACCAAATGCAGGATTATTTTTATATTCTGGTTTTTGTTTTTTCTTTTCTGCCTCTAATTTCTTTGCTCTCTTATCAAGAAAATCTTTCATCGCACCTTTTGCTTTGCCAGATCCTTTGTATAAACCATAAGAAGTTCCCTCATCCATTTCATTTTTTCTTACATATTCTTTTCCACCAGCTCCTATATCAGTTACTTTAACTTTGATTTTTGATGGATCTTTAATTTTAACTTTGACCATTTTCTTTTCATTTACAACTTCTTCTTTTGTAAGTTTGTCACTTGCATCTAATACACCTTTGTGTCTCTTTTGCATCTTCTTATAATCACCTTTAATCGCACTAGTTCCTATTTCTGTAGATGCTTTTTTGACATAACTACCTAAAGTTTTTTTACTAACTTCATCAAGTGACTGAACTGCTTGTTCAACTGTTGGATTGATTTCTTCTGCTTTGTATCCTTTATGGTGCATTCTTGTTCCCATTTCATTTCTATAAGTTTCATTTTCCATTCTACCACCTCTTGTACCTGCTTTTCTTTCAGAATTTCTTTGTGCTGCTCTTTTTGCTGCTGCTTTTCTGTTTTTATCATAAGAAGACATTGCTTCATCAACAATTTCTACTTCTTCTGACTTATTGCCCCAGTTTGCAGCACCTGCTTTACGACACTTAACTAATGCACCTGATGCATATGCAGAAGGCCAAACCGAATATCTTGATTTGACTTTATGATAGCAAGCATCTTTAGTACCACTACCTTTGCCTTTTTTGTCTGCTTCAGTGATTTGAATTTCTTCTTTCATTTTCTTTTTGTCAGTAGATACGTAAGTTGGTTTTGCAGCACCAGATTTTGATTGTTGATCAGGATCTGCTTTCTTTTTTCTTCTTGATGCAGAGAGTCTTTCTGATTTAGTCATACTCGCTCTCTTTGAAGATGAAACACATTTCGGTGTTCCTTCACCAGGTTCATCACTTGCACAAGTTCCACCTGTAACTACATTCACCCAACCACCTTTACCATCTTTGGATTTAGATCCTTTGAACCATTTACGAAGTGAACCCTCACCCATATTTAGTTGTTTATAGTTACTAATAGCATCGTCCACCATTTTACTTGGAGAAGGTTTAGCTTTAAGAGGGGGTTTCTTATCGTTTATAGTTTTTTTAATACCACCTACAAGACCATCAGATTTAATGTTTTTGACAGCATCTACACCAGTTTTTACATTATCAACGGTGTTTCTTATTGATGTATTATTGACTCTTACATCTAAACCTTGTCCAGTCTTGTAATGAAGTCCTACTGTATTTTCATTCATTTTTTTAGTCTTTTTCTTCATAGAGTTAATAAACTTACGATAAACGGCCGCTTCAGAGGTTTTACCCATCTCTCTCGCCCTTTGTTCCATAGCAACAGCCGCTTGAATCTTATGAGCATGCGATCTTGAAGAACTGCGTATTTTCGAGACAGAACTTTTAGCAGTATCCACGTCCTTAAAACCGAGTCCTTGAATAGTTCCTTTAGGATTTTCATCAGTGTATAAATCAGAATGTTTTTTAGAATTTGCAGGTTGCCCTTTCTTTCTAGGTATACGAGGATTCGATTCCTCTTTCATTGCTTTCTCTAAATCATCTGCCTGTTTTGCATGTGTTTTAGATCCGCTTCTCAATTTTCCAACCAATTTTTTTACAAATGGTTTGTCATCTTTGTTGAGTTCTTCACTCATCCCGCCACCATTTCCTCCACCGTTTCCACCATTTCCATTACCATTTCCACCATTTCCATTACCATTCCCATTACTAGAACCATTCTTTCCGTTCTTCTTAGAACTATCTGAATCTTCTTCAGGTTCAAGATACCCTCTTCTACCTACAAAATATCCACTAGGAATTTTTTTGCATTTTTTATCCGTAAAGCAATAATATTGACCCTTTGGACAACTTTTAGGAGAACCCTCTTGTATGAATGTATTCAGAGATTTCATAAGATGAGACAAAACTAGTCTATTCTTAGATATTTATAGATTTTAAACGCATAAAAAAAGAGACCCTATTAAGGATCTCTTTGGAAAATATGTAATATGAATTACATAAGGTTTGTAACTGTAACTCTCTGATAGTATCTGTTACTGTTTGCCTTGATAGCACCAAGACCTTGAGCAGTACCTTCAGCGAATGGGTTTGCGACCATACCGTATCTGGTCTTAAATCCAATTTTTGGCTGGAAGGTGTCCTGACCAACTGCTCTAACCATCTGTAGTGGTACATATGGGCAGTAGAATAATCCTGCGTCATAAGGTGAAGAACCTTTGTATCCAACAACATAGTACTGCTTAATAGCACTGTTTGCAGAATATGGGTCAATGTACACTCTGTACTTACCTTGAAGAACACCAGCAAATGTGTTACCTGTGTCATCTACGCTAAGATTAGCATTAAGTGCAGGTGTGTAATCAAGTACACCAGCCATTGTTAATGCTGAAGCAACGTCTGCGGAACATAGGATCATGTTACCCTTTCCACGACGAGTTCTTTGTGCGATGCTGTTTGCATCTCTTTCCATTTGGAATAGAAGTCCTTTGAACTTCTCAACTGACCATCTTCCGTTTGAGTCAACGTCTAAGTCAAAAGTACCACCAGTAGCAGTGTTAACTCTTGCACCCTGTTCAGCAACCTTATAGATTGTTCTAATAACTTCTCTGTTGATCTCAGCAAGAATTTCAGTAGAAAGAATGTTAGCAAGTTCTGCTTCTGCATTCAATCCGTGAATTGCTTTAAGAT